TCCAAATAACCCTGTTGTGTCAACTTTTTGCTAATCATTTGGCGTTCAGCTTCTTGTGCCTCACGCAAATACTTTACCAACCAATGGTGCAGGGCTTCCTTTGAATCAACACGAAGAATGCGATTAGCCGCACGCTCCGCAATCTCTTCCACAGTATGTCCACGATGGTCAGTCGTCTGTACGAAAACTTGACCGATTTCTGTAGTGGCATCAAACATCAAGTTACCGGAATTCTAGCTTGACCAGAACGATACGCATCTTGACGGTCAAGCCCATCGCCAAGACGTTTAAGAAGGCCCAATGCCTCCTGATACTTTGCTTCGTAGTTCTGCATCAAATCAGCTTCACCCTTCAAATAGGTGTATGCCTCGCGCAACGAACCATAAAGCAAAACCGATTCAAAATTGTCACCAAGCCATGACGTACCGTAATTAACGATAGACACAGGATAATAATAGTAATGCAACTCCATCGAATACGTATTATCAGGAGTTGGTCCCAAGATCATAGTAGTGTCGTCCCAAATAGCATAATAGGCAGGTTTACCTGTGCTATTCGGAGGCGGATAGGCTTGCCGAATGTAATTGACATCTTTATTGAGCAGATATTCGTAATCCCCAGTAGTCGGGTCGATCACTGCCAATGAGAACGTCGAAAGCCAATCAGACGGTAGTGCAAGGTACTGGAAGTTAATCGTCGTCGTACCCGTCACATTTTTACGGATCGCCGGAATCTGAACTGAGTTGTAGATTCGTTCTTCAGCTACCTGCACAAACGTAGGAATATTGGCTACGAAGGACTGCTCCGTAGACTCACAATAATCCTGAATCAATGTAGAAAGCTGACTGTAATTCACGGAGACCAGCCCGACCGATACTTCATGTTGCTATCAAGGTTGATCTGCGACACGAACTTCTTACCCTTCGTCGCAGCACCTGCACCCTTCATATCCATGTGGGTGACGCCCTTGTTCACATCCTTCTCAGGGTAGCCATTACGCCCCGTGGAGTCGGTGTTCGGTCTGATTTTGCCGGGATTCAATTCTTTCATGTGAATTACCTCGGGCCAGAAGAGCCACGCATCGGGCTGCGCTGGTTCATCACCTTCGCCATGCCGCGACCGTACTTCTTCATATCGCTGTTGGTCTTGCCACCAGCACGCATATTTTTAACCCGACCCGGCCCGTGAGCCTTGCTCGCAGGAAGGTCAGCGTGTTTTTCCAAATCTGACTTAGCCATCTCAATCTCCTAGGTCGTTACGACCGTAACCGTTCCAATTTGTCCAACCGGGGCAAGATCGTTCGGGGTTAATCCTGCATCATCTGCTCTGGCCCCGCCTACGGGTGCCCAGCCCCATTGTATCTCACGACTACCGGTAGCACCGTCGTTACCCACCTCGAAATAACTCAAATCGGGACGGGGATTTCGCAATGCCTGCGGGTCGTCTACCGGGTACAAGCCAAGAGACAACTGAGGTTGATCTGGCTCCCAACACTCGGGACAAACCAGAATATTCACGTTCTTGGTCTTGATCACCAAAGACTTTAACTGGCGAAGCTTGAACCGGAATCCACACCGGTCGCACTCCGCGATGGCGTGTTTGCCACTTGCAAACCTGTTTGGCATTAGTAACCACCCAAGAAGCTCTCACGTGGGACAAACCGCACTGCCGCCTTCTCTCGATCTTCCCCTGCCGCGAGATCCCACGCCTCGTTATATTCAGCCTTGAGCATCGGCATCCGAGCGTCTGCGCCGGGGATCTTCATCGACATCATATAGGCCAAACCCGCCACCATGCAGGGCAAGAAACGGAACGGAATATCTTGTCCATTCACGCCCGTACCGGGGTCGAACATCCGTACAAGTCTGGTGTAGACCAACGTCCAAGTCGTAGTGTTATCCGGCTTCGGCCATACCGTGTACTGCGGATAGACGATTACGTTGTCCGCGCCCGTCGCGCCCGTACGACGATTAATCCAGATCTGAATCGGACGACCCGTCGCATTCTTGTTGGGAATGGAGAGGTAGGTCGAAGAGGAGATACGTGAGATATTAATGTCTTGCTGGTTTGTACCCGTACCGGTGCGGATCACATGGTCAAGTAAATCTACTGTATCCACCGGAAGGTCATACGTGCCTTGGTTGTAAGTCAGAGTATCGGTATCAGTCTGCAACGTCCAGAGGTTAATACCCCGATTCGCCCAGTCCATGAGCAATAGACCAAGACTGCGCTTGGCAGTGCGAAAGTCGTAACCCGTACGCAACTCAGCACCACACCGCTCGAAAGCCTCTTCGATAATCGTATTTAGGTCGAGGTTAAAGTCCGTCGTTGCTGTAGTCTTGTCTACCATTTACATTCCCTGCTTACGATGCGGTCTCACTTTTTCTTTAATGCCTTTAGGCTGCGAAACAAATTGTTTGCCTTGAGCTTTGCCACGGCGCTTTGCAGCCGTTGTGCGAGCATATTCCGCAGGGCTGAGAGCCTTAATCGCAGCTTCCGGTAGATATCTTTCACCCGTTTTGCTAGAGGGTTTGCCACTTTTGGTTCTCCATTTCTGATCACCCCACGCTTTAAGAGACTGCTGTGGGGCTTTCATTTGTACCCGCCGCCCCGTGCTTTATAAGTCTTTGCCAGTAACTGTGCCTTTCTTGCACTCCACTGGCCTGCCCCAGTGCCTTGAACAGCACGAGCCTTAATAGACTCAAACAAACTCTTCCGCATACCGGGTTTGGTGTAATTGCCAGATTGATTGACCTTGCTCTTCACCTTGCCGCCTTCGGCATAGCCTTTCTTGGCTTCTTCCTCTCGCATAATCTTTAAAAGTTCGCCGCCATCCGTGACCCGCATCACTTCACGAGCCTTGGCATCGCTGCCATAACGCTTTATCAAAGCCTTCAAAACCCGTGCATTAAGCCGTGCATAATCCACACGATCATCATCTGCTACGCCACCTTCCTTAAAGGTTTTAATCGGCTCTCCAGTGCCCTCAACGGGTTTATTGTCCCCACGGCGTACAGCACGGGGGACTTTGTTTTTAGCAATCGCACCCATGCCGCGAGATGCCATCATACAAACTTGCCTCGGGTTTTACCTTTTTTAGCGATGCCGTCACCACGAACTTTACCGCCTTTAGCCATGTAGGTCTCCCGTTCTTTCTGTTTTTCCAGTTTGAACGTGCCTAACTTTCGCCCCATGTTCTTATATGGCGGATTAGCCATAAATTCCCTTGTAGCGTCATCAAGCATCTTTTTTCGTTCTTCTTTAGTCTGAGAGTCGTAAAGTTTTCCTTTCCACTCAAAGATTTCTTTGCCTTCCTGCCTAGCCTGCGTAAAAGCCTGCTTAAAAGTCTTATTAGGCGCTTCAAACCTAGGCGGGGCTTCTTCATACCCCGTAGGCCCGCCGTCCGCAAACTTCTTCACTCGCGGCTTGGGAGGCTTAGGCATACGCGGCATACGGATCGAAGACGCCCCAAACCGGGGCATCTTTCTTTTAAACATCCCTGCGGTGTACTTAGGGATGCGATCCATAATTAGACGATCCGACCTCGGGTCTTACCTTTCTTGGCGATACCGTCAGCACGACGCGAAGCAGAAGAGTGAGCCGAGCCACCGCCCGCATACTTCTTTACGCGACCGCCGCCGCTCATACCAGCCTCGCGCAACCTGCGACGAGCTTCTTCCGTGCCTACGCCCGCGCCTTTCATTACCCGCTCAACTTTACGCTGACCGAACAAATCACCGCCAGTTAAACGCTTAAAAGGCGAAAGCAAACGATCCTTGTAACTAGAAGTTGGGTCATCGTAACGCCCTGTACCAACTTTCGCAGAACCCGGCTTGCTGCCACGACCGCCAGAACGCGGAGTTGACGGTTTGTACTCTACTTCTTCCTTAAATTTATAAGGAAGTTTAATGTCATCCGGTTCTTTTTTGGAATTTGAACTAACAGAAGGAGACGGTTTGTAGGGGGCTTCGGATTTTTTAGAGCCTGCTACTTCAGTCGTGTACTTTTTACCCTGCCAAGTAAAGGTAGCATCACCAGTCTTACGCGCTTCACGAAAAGCCTCCGAAAAAGACTTCTTCTTTGGCGCTTCAAAATCTGGCGGAGACTCTTCGTATCCGGCCTTGTTGCCCATTTCGTCGGTACTACCACCGAGCCTGAATTTCCGCATTTTGCGTTTCATTAGCACATCCCGCCCATACGCATCTTGATCTGCTTGCCTTTGGTCTTGCCCTTGCTGGCAACGCCATCAGCCGCCTTGCGGTAGGAACCGCCGGTTTTGCCGCCCTTAGAATAGGTCATGCCACCCATATTCATTTTCTTGGTCATGCCACCATCAGAATAGGACATGCCGCCCATATTCATTTTCTTGGTCATTTTCATCATTTTAGGTTTCATTCTCATTTCGATTTACTCCTAAATTTACGGCCCTTATCGGCCTTCATGAATTCTTTCCCCACTTTCGAGGAAATACCTAATCGCTTGGCTGCTTTCGGATTATTAGCGACCAAGGCCATTAATCGATGTTGTTTAGCGGATTTACTAGGCACGGTTTTTCCACTTCTTAATCCAGCCTTGCACGGTTTTGGTTTCGTAAATACGAATCCCCGTCCACAAGATAGTAAATATCGCTGCAACTGAAGGAAGCATTTCGACTAGAGTCCCTATTACCGTGAAGACAGATAATGCGTCACCCACGTTTTTCAGGGTTTCAACATTTTCATTTTTCATTTTTAACAATTCCATGCGCGAAGCGACTTGTTGATACGGGAGTTGGGGTCGTTGGCGGTCTTGGCACTCGTAAGCTTTTTCTTCATCCCCGACATTCGCGCACAGAATGATTTCTTACGAGGCCCGCCTTGCGGCTGTGGTGCTTTCAGCCCCGGCTTACCGGGATTGGCACGGTTATAGGAAGCCCTGCCTTTGGCATTTAAGCCGCCAGCAGGATTTTTGCCTTCTTTCCGCTGCCATGCGGGGGTTTTAGCCATATATCACCATTAACGAAGTAACAGTGGTAAGCGTGGCGTGTATATCCGTTTGAAATAGCAACCCCTCTCCCGGCATAAGAACATAGTTCTCGCTGGTGGACGA